CAGGTATGCCAATCCCTGTAATCTGTGGTTGTCAGTCCAGCCCGGTGCTTCCTTCAATAGTGTAGATGCCACTTGGTTGTCCCTGCCATCGAAGAACTGGACCTTCAGGCGATTCTCCGCGTTGTATGGTCCTATTGTGGCATTGGCCTCCACGCCGTGTGCGAATGAGGTCAGTGGAACCACGATGTCGTCGATCAGTAGTTGATCATAGCCCTGTATCTGCCCCTCGGACAGCACATAGGCCACGTATAGGTATTCCTGACTGCTACCAGTGGTTGATACGAAAACCCTTGAACCACCAACCAATCTCGTTCCATACACCACTGGCACAGGCGAGATACCAGAGTCCTTGTTGAGCAGGACACCCTGTATGCTCTCGTCAGATTGTTGTGTGTAGTCTGGGACCGTGTAATCCAGTCCGAAAGGTGATGTGAATATCTTGACAATACTGCCCACGATGTCAGTGACCGCCCTGAATATCTTGCCGATGAAGCCACCACCTCCACCACCACCGCCTTTACATTCAGCGACCGGTCCAGTGTGCTCGTAGGATTCCGCCTCTATGAGGTTGTCGTCCTTGTCAAAAACTAATTTCTTGTATATCTTCATATCACTAATAATTTCTTGTAATGTTCGTTGTATTTCACGTAGCCCAGTCGGTCCATAAAGTTTGCGATCCTCTGCCCCTCGTCATTGAACGCGAAATTGAAATGTATCTCCAGTGCCCTGTTCTCCTTGGCCCACTGCTCCGCCACCTTGAACAGCCTCATCGCCAGTAGTCCCTTCCTGTGCTCGGGCTTGATGTAGTAGAAGTGGTCCATAGCGAAGGTGTCGTAGTTGTATTCGAATTGTTCCAATGACACGCCAACTATGCCCACCAACTCGCCGTCGTTGTCTATGACGAAGGCCCTACGGCTTGGATGATCCACCGCGTTCAGGAACTGCGTGTGTATCTTCTCACGATCGTAGTTGAGGTAGTTGAACCTTGACGCCGCGAATTGTTCGTAGCCCAACTCCACGCACTGTGGCACGTCTTCTCTGGTTATTGGTCTAATAAGCATTGTGTTTCTCGTAAATCCTCTTGGTTACCTTGTAGTTCCTCTTGTCCAACAGATCGTGTGGCACGAATGGGTTGTCATCACCCACTATCACGCTCTCGTAGCCGTCCTCGATCATCATCTTCTCCAATAGTTCCAGGATGTATTCCACGTTCTCCTCGCTCCTGTAACCCCTCTTGAAGTATAGGAACTCCAGGAACACCTTCTTGAGGCTGGTCCAGAGCATCTGCTGATCGCTCAACACCACGAAGCCTATCATCTCTTCCTTCTCGAAAAGGCCAAACATCGTCACGCCCGGTGTGACGAACATATTCTTTATCTTGAAATTGAACATCATCGGATCAAAGGTATCGTCCTTCAACTTCAGGTCCTCGATGCTCTCCGTGGCCAGCATAAGGCCGGCACCCACGTCGTATTTGCTTAACTTCTTGACTTCTATCATTATGGTCTCCCCCATCTTATGTCCTTGACTATCTGCGGTGAGAAATCCATACCCCTGTCATTGGGGAAGTGTAGATTCTGACTCGCAGGATTGGTCCTACGTCCATTGGTCCTGTTGAAATCCGCGAACTGTGACGCAATGGAGAGTGTCACGTTGGCGGTCTTGGTTTCTTCTCTGATGTTCCAACCAGTTATCCTACCATCGAATATGGTGTAGATGTCCTCGTTGGTGAATGAGTAATCTTCGTTCAGCACCGCACGGTATAGCACCACCCTCTTGTCTATGTAATCGTTGTTGAGTAGCACCGCCACCATCGTGGCATCCACCGCCGTGAATTGTAGTTCCAGGGTATTGACCCTGACGTCAGATGATTCTATGATGTCGCCGTAATTGAGGAACAGGCCCTGTGCCAGGTAGTTCTGGACGCCAGACTCTGGTGCCGTTGGTGAATCATATGCGAGGTCTATGTTGGTTGTGGTGAAATATAGTGGTGTCGCGAAGTGTAGTTCTATTAGGTCAGCGACGAAGACCTGCTTGTCGCCTAATCTCCTTGCCAGATCCGCACCTATGTTCTTCACCATTACACATCCTCACGCACAGATAGTTCATATCTGTAAAATCCGTCTGCCTGTAGTGTGTATTTCTGATCATCACGATCGAAGAACACCGTGAATGGCACCGAATTGTATTGAATTGTGGTTGAACTCGTAACCGCCGTCGTCAGTGGTGGGTAGAAGGCCAGTTCCGCCAGGGAAGAGTCCCCGTTGAGTTCGAAGTCCTCCGTGACCATATACACCTTGTCGTGGTTTGAGAACTTGATGACATCACCCTTCTTCAGTGTGCCCGTCGCCGTCGATCCGTCATCCGTGATCGCTATCTTCTTGGATCCCGCACCCGGTCCTGTGGTGGCGTTGGTGTTCTCGCTACAGGTCACCGTGCCTGACATAGTGCCCGTGGTCGATGAGATCACCGGTGGCACGACCACGAATGATTCATACTGCCCGTCCTGTTGGACGATGAATGAATACAGGGCGTTGAAATCCGTCCTGTTAAGTGGTGGTGATTTTAGTTTGAATGTCCAGAATTGGGCACCCAGTTTGATCCTCTGTGTCTTGCCCGACACTGATTCTGAAACCCTTGATATGGAATTGGATTGTAGGTCCAATGCCGTGAAACCTGCTGTTGGGAATGTTCCTGCCATTACACTAACCTCTGTTTGCCTCTCTCTGTTAATCCTCTATTGACTAATGTAATTATTAGATCCTGTCTCTGGGTCAATAATTCATCGAAGCCTCGAGCATCGTTGGTTGTTATGTTGAAATTGATATTGACGCCATCCGTGCTCTCGCCGAATGATGCCGTGTTGTTGGCTATGCTACCAGTGGTGCTGGGACTGAATATCTCCGGTCCGTTTTCTCCAACTATGTAACTGCCACCGGCCATCGCCTGACCACCAAATTTCCTTCCCGGATACTGCTGGCCCCTTATCGCGGCCACCTGTGCCATACCTGCCGCTATGACCAATGCCCCTGTGACGAATCCCAATATACCGCCCTGTGCGAATGCCTTGGTGGCACCCAGGTAGGTGTTCTGTATCGCTTCAGCGATCTTGACCGCTTTCTGTAGTTCGAAGAACTTCTTGTTCTGTGATGCCAGGATGTCGAGGGTTGATTTGGCTGTGCTGATCGCTATCTCTTTCTTCTCTTCCGCCGTTATGCCCTCTATGTCGGCTTCCTTGTATTTGCCCTGCTTGAACATCTCGATGTTCTTCCTACGCAGGTCATCCTTCTTCTTCTGTTCGGCCTCGTATATCTTCTGTCTCTCCTTGGCGGCCTCTTCTTCCACCTTGTTGATCAGATCAGTGTATTGTTGGTAGTTCTCCACATCAACCGATCTTATGTGTTGTAATTTCTCGATCTTCTCCCTCTCCTGTCTCAGGTTCTTCTCCAGTGCGTCCTCGCCCAGTATCTTCATAGAGTCAAGGAATGATTTCTCCTTGTCCAACAGTGTCTTGATCGCTGACTCTTGTGCCGCGATCCTCTTGTTTTCCTTCACTGATGGATCTTCGGTGATCATAGCGTCTTCCATCGATCCAATGGCTTCTTTCAATCTCTTGTCCTTGGCTTTGTCTAATACGTTCTCCATTGAGTCTGCCACGCCATCGATCGCTTTGCCCGCCGCAACATAGGCCGCTCCAGCCGCCACTGCCGCTCCAGCGATCAACGCCCAACCCGCAGGTCCAGTCAAGGCAACCAATGTGGTTGTGGCCACTATCATCGCCTGTAGGCCCTTGGCCGCTCGGAAGAAATAACTGAATAATTTCAATGCCAACAATGCCTTCAACACTTCGACCAATAGATCTGAATTGTCTTTGACTATTTTGATACCATTGCCCACTGCCTCTACGGCACCTGCCAAAGTAATACCCAATGCCGTGGCATATTCGTCTATGGTAGCCTGATTCTGTTTTAGGAATTTGTCTAACTGTCCAAAGTCATTGGTCAGTTGATCAACGAATTCCTTGCCCACGATCTTTTGGAAGTTGAATAGTTTGTCTCCCAGCATCGACACCACACCATCGAAGGTCTGTGCCAGTTGTTCCGCCGCGTTACCAAATCGTCCTCCAGGACCAAACGTCTTCTCCAATGCCGCCGCTGTTTCTTCAACGGTGACTTTGACGCCCTGTTTGAAACCCAGCAATGATGTCACACCTTTTTCTCTCAAAAGGTCTGCCGCTCCGATACCACCCGACAATGCTCTCTGTAATTGCTCACCAGCGGTCTTGAAATCAAGGCCTGTGACAGCCGCTATGTTTCCTGCCAATTGTAAATTACTACCCAATGCCTTGGCATCATCTGACACAACGGCCAAGTTTCCTGAAGCCGCCGCTATCTGATCCAGTGAGAATGGAACAGTGGAAGCATAATCGGTCAATGTTTCAAATGCCAACGCACCTTCCTGTGCCGATCCAAATAGGAACTTGAATCTTAATTGAAGGTTCTCAACCGATCGTCCCACTTCCACGAAACTCTTGAGGGCCTTGCCGGCTCCCAGAGCCGCGAAAGCACCAGCCGCCAGTTTGGCCGCTGACCCAAGGTCTAATGTAGAGCCTTTGACCCTACCGAGTTGTTTCTCAAGATCGTCTAACTTCTTGAGATTCTTTGTCATTACCTCGACAATCAGTTTATTCGACATCTATCTCCTTCTCCTGCTCTCGGCCCTCTGTTTCCGCAACTGCTCGTTGGAAGCATCTTGCTGTATCTTGATCCAGGCCGCCCACAGATCTAATTCCAATGACGATAGGCCCATTATCTCCTCGACAGACTTGTGAAGTTTGTCGGCCAACATTAAGATAAATGCCAGGTCGGCATTGGATTTTATTCCTTTATGAGATCCTCAAGTTTCGCTTTTTGCTCTGCGTTGTTGATCTCGCCCACGACCCTCACGATCACTGCTGGGTCCGCCTCGTTCATAAGGCTGATCCTGTCAGCGGAAGTGAAAATCTTCTTTCCGTCCTTGTCCAAGGCCTTCACGACCAAACTCTCCACGAGGGCATCTACCGTCTTGCCCTGCGATTGTAGTTCGATTATCTTGGCCTCTTCCCTGAAAGGATATGTCTTCCTACAATAGATGTCCATATCCCATTCAGGCACACTTACTTTACTAAGATCACCACTGATGGCTGTTTGATAGTGTTGTGCTATCTTGCCCATTGGTGATTGTTTTACTGTTTGATTCATCGATCAAATCTCCTTTGCTTGTTAGCAACTTCCCTAATGGCAGGTCGTTTTATGCCATTCGGTGATTGTTTTGAGTAGCCCTGGTCCAGACGTCTGATATACGGAGCATCATTAATCGCCTGATACTTCGCATCCTTACCTCTGAATCTCCATCTTGATCTCGCACGACCAGATCGCTTAGGAGTGTATCTTTCCAGTGTCTGGAAAAGATCCTTGGCCACAAGGCGAACCTGCTGATCAATTTCCTTTTTAAGATCAGAGATTACCTTTCTGCTATTTGTGACACTAACTGAAAGCACTATTATAGATCTGCTTTTGTTAGGGCACCCGTTCCCTGGAATGAAACTGACGCTTCAACCATACCATCGAAATTCGATGTGACTGAATGTCCAGTAACGATTATCTCTCCAGATAACTTGATACCTGTAGTCTCTCCTGATGGATAAACTTCAAGTGTTGCCGCATCCGCACCAATTCCTGCGAAAAGGGCGTTTGCCGCTGTGTCGTCGTCTCTGAAAAACACATCCATTGTGCCAGAGAATTGTGTTAGACTTGGGAGATATGTTCTTGCGTTATCGCCCATAGTCGTGTTTTCTACGGTCGCCGTCTCTTGGTCTATTGTGAATGATCTAACTTCAGCAACTGCTGTCGCTGTTCCAGAAACATCATATTTCACAACACCCGATTGACCGTTATAAGTGGTAGTATTTGTTGCCATCTTATTGTTCCTCTTTGTTTAGATCTTCCGGACCTGTAAGATCTGTTGTTGATTCAACTTCTGCTTCCGCTTTGATCTTGTCTCTGCTGAATTTGAAAGTTGCTTTTGGTTGTGATGGTTTGAAGGTCCAACCATCTTCCAGACGTGTCTTAACATCTCTGTTATCCACGATCTCTGAAACTTTGCCTTTATACATTTGAATCGCCATTATAGGGTTCCTTTCTTGTATTGGTATTTCACATCTACCACCACTTGGACTTCGCCCAATGGTAGTTCTCTCTCGATCACATCCACACCCGTTATCTGTGTCTTCACGTTGTGTATGTTCGTGGTGCTCAATGTGACATCTCTGTCCCTGGAAAGTTCCAAGGTCTCTTCTATCCTCTCCACGATCTCGTTCCTTAGTGTGTCGATCTCTGTGCCCCTCACGTAGCACTTCAATTGGTATTGTAGTGTGCTCTCCCGGGCGTTCATTGATATGTCGCTCCTGACCTCGTTGCCGGTCACTACTAAGATCGCTGGAAATTGTGTTATGGCCAGTTTGATGGGATCGAAATCAATCCGTGAAACCAGGCCCGGTGCTGGATCAGTCATATTCTCCAACTGCTCTACGATGTTTTTTGCTATCTCTTCTCTCGCCGACATTATCTAATCAACCTACCTGAATAAAAGTTCTGTTTCTCACCGTCATCATATGTGCCTGATGAATCGAGGTCATACCTCACACCTTCTCGTAGGATCAGTTCGAACTCTTCCTCGAACTTGCCTTTGTAGAAATTGATTTGTTCTCTGAATGCGTCACCCTCTGGATTCCAGGTGGTCATTTTCGGAAAGATGTAATAGGCTAATGTGTGATAAACTGCGGCCCTCGTGAATTGCGTAGGATCCAACCTGCCCTCTGTGAGTCTTGAATGACCCCCGGCCACGCTGAGATCGTATCTACCATATTCCGCGGTAGGCCACCATCTGATATTCAGTAGTCTGATTATGTCGTCGTAAGTTTTTTCGTGTTCTGTCGTGAATTCTTGTATTCCATATTTCTTAATGTCTGGAACATATTCAAGTAGATCACTATCTGATGCGAATGTCGCCATAGTTAAAAGTCCTTCTTTTAATTTCTACAAGGTCCTACCTCGTATGCTTATTTATAGGCTTTTTCAAGGAATCGGTATTTCGATATGATGGGCACCGGCACGTCAGGCAGTTGATCACTGACCACGTGGATGCTGTTCCTCTGTGTGAGCCGTTTGAGGACCTTACGCATCGGATTGGAATACTTGCGGAGTTCTCCTCGACCATAGTCATACACCGTGTGGTTGTTGATGCCCCAATCACAACCAATTATGTAGATGTTATCTTTGCTGAGTTGTGTGGCCAGTATCACTGCCGCTATCCCGGAATTGACACCCTGTATCAGTGGATCGTTTATGCCACGCCAACCGGTGATCACGTGTTCCGTGCGTGTGTGGTATGAAACGCCTGCCTCCAGTTCGATCGAATTCACCACCGGGGCATCATAGGCCACCACGTGGGGCACACTGCGGTCCCTACGGATGTAATTACAGCCTATCTCCACTGGCTTGGGTGGTGTGGTCTCGATTATGCTTTGACGTGATGGACCGTTGAACCAGACTAATATCATTGGACAAAAAAAAGGCCCAGTAAGGGGAAACAAACTGGGCCTTTAGACTTGGAGGTCAGATCAATTATTAGTTGATTTGATTGTCTCCTAAGATTTTCACACCGTATGTGTTGTGTAAAACATTCACACCAAATACAGACGTTGCGATTACTTCAGAACCTCTCATAGATTCGTCACGCTGAGTTGCCACTTTTAAGTCAGAGGCAATAGCGATACCTAAAGCATCTCTTGAGAACACTGCGTTGGTAACCGCTGTTGCTGAATCTTCTACCACGTTTGATGTTTCGAAGATGTCGATACCAGCGATTCTTCCAATGTAACCTTCAGACATCGCTTGGTTTGTTACAGCCAATGCGTTGCTTGGGTTAGTGAAAGTATTCGTCAATTGTTTCTTTAAGTTGTAGATCGCCTTAGGGTGGAACACACCGTAGTATGGTCCAGGCACAGCCGCTGATTTCAATGTAGCGTATGCTTCGAAAAGATCTTTAACTTCGATCTCGTCTTGGTCAGCACCGATTGATGATGTGAAAGATGAGAACTTGGCAGTTAATGCTTGATCGTGTTTCTTAGCGATCGCTTCACCGAACACCTTACCTAAGTCAGCCACTACGTTTGATGTAGCGTGGTTCAATGACATATCTGTTACTAATGTCATAATACCTGCTTCAGATAAAGTGATGTTGGCAACGCCTGTTGATACGGTAACGTCTCCTGAAGTGCCGACTATGTCAGTGCCTTCAGTTAAATTTACCGCAGACTGATTTCCATACAGGGGAACCTGTAGGACCTTGCCTGAATTTGCCGGCACTGTGAATTGTTTCACAAGACCTGGCATTATTGATTGTTCTGACGCCACGAACATCGCTTCTGTGACTATCGGGCTGATCAGATCATTTAAAGATGTTAAGTTGGAAGTATTTCCACTAAATGCTGTCATCTTTTTTTCTCCTTGTTTAGTTGTTAATGTTATCTAATACCTTGTGCCTTACGATACTCGGCATAGACTTTCCTGTGTTCTGGATTTTTCATATCCAGGTTATTAACATCAACTTTCTGAACACCTGTGGAGTTTGTGTTTGACTTAGAGCCACCGCCTGGTTGCCCCGCTGAAACGAAATGTGGATTAGTGGTTAAGAATTCGCCTACCAACCCGTCAATCGTCAGTGGATCACCATTGTCAGTGTATCTCGTCTGTCCTGTCTTGGGATCGATAACTTCAACTTCTCCCGTCTCTGACATCTTGACATTCTCCCTAACAAGCCTCGCGACCTGTTCCGGATTGACTGCCCTCTTGGTCGATGCCGCATTAATCAATGCCCCATCCACCTTGATCTTTGTCAGTTCCGAAGTCAATGAAGATATCTTGCTGTTAAACTTCTCAGCGTTATCCTTCAACAATTTCTCGAACTCCGACTTCTCTTGTGCCTTGGCTATCTTCTCAGATTCCTCCTTGGCCATAAGAGACTTATAGTGCTCAACATCTACGCCCTCGAACTTCTTGCTTAACTTGGCTTCGGCCTTTCTTCTGACTTCTGCCGCGATAGCATCCAGTTCCGCCTGGGTGTATGTTTTCGCGGGTTGATTTTCCGCTGTGTCCTGTGTGGTGTTTGTGTTAGAGACTTGATCTTGTGCCACAGTGGCAGTTTGACCCGTGTCTTGCGATGTTTGTTCTTGACTCATCGTAGTCCTCCTTTTTGTTTATACGTGATTAGGATTTGCTCACTGCGATTATTTATAAGATGTTAATAGAACATACCATCATCAGGGTCAAGACCCCAAGAGCGATAATAAGGAGTTTTTCGTAGTCGGGATTGGGCATCTTTCAACTTATTTAGATCCTGTATGAATATCAACGGTGCCTTCTGGAAACTGAACTGGACGCCCCGGTGTCGGCCGTCGTTGTCGGGGTGGTCATACATTATGGCGTAGTCGGGATTGTTCTTGTGTGCCCGCCTACAGATGTTTGACAACCTGCGTTCGGTTATCTCGTCAGTGAAATATAGGATGACAATGTCCAGGCCAAGGCTAACAAAAAGACCGCAACACTGATCAATCTGATCCAGCACATCTGTCTTCGCAGGCGTGATCTGTATCGTTTTATCCTGTAATACTCTTTCTGCGTATGGACAGACAGGCGATGAACTCGCTTTATGAGTTTTAACAACAACCTGTCTGATCCACTTCTCAATTTGCTTACCTACGTCTGCCACTGGGTTTTCTTCTGCCAGACTTAGATCCTTTGTTCTTCTTCTTTTTCTTGTCCATAGTGATCCTCCTTTATCCTGTGCTTGGTTGGGAACTTCTCGGGTCTGCCCTCGTTCCTTGATGGAGCGTATAGGTCCAACAGTTCAATGCCCCTGGCGTGTGCCACTCGTTTCAACAGCACACAGGCCTTCCTGGCCCTGGCGGCGTTGGTCTTGCTGGGGTGCTTCATCAATTTGTCGTAGTGGGTGAAGTAGTCAAGGCACAACTGCTTCATCTGCCTGTGCCTGGCGGTCTCCTCTGGTAATCTGTATAGTTTCCTAATCATTGGTTGGTGTGAAATGTATGCTGTGCCAGGGTGCCGTGAGCCCGTGGCTGTTCTTGTATATCTCTCCGGTCTGGACCGACTTTGCGGCCATAAAGGTCCTGGTGCCGTTGCCCGATCTCTTCTTCTGGACCACCTTACAGGGTCTCCATTCCTGCCCCTTGGCATAGAATTTGGAGTGATGTGTTTGTGTGCCTTTCCTCGTCTTGATACCGGCCATAACGCATATATCTCCTATAGACCCAGGAAGCCTGGATTGGTTTCAAATAACTCAAGTCTATTTACTTGAATGGTCTTGAATTCATTCTCACGATCCAGGAACTTGTAGTCTATGCGTTCCGGTTCAAACTGGCGTAACCACATCAGCACCGTGTCTATCTCGAAGTCCTTACAACTATACACGTCCAGTTGTATGACCGGGTAGTGTGCCTCCGTCCAACTGTGGAACGTGATGCTGGATGTCTCTATTATGACCGTGCCGGACCAACCCACGTTGCCCTCCACTGGACACCAAGCGGTCATAGGACCTGCCAGTATGTTCATATCTATGTGTTTGACGAGGCTCTGTAATTCAGATGCCAGATCGAAGTCCCTCAATGGCGGCGAATTTACTTCAGCCCTGACCAACAGGTGTTTGTGTTGTATGTGTGGTAGCATTGTCTTCCCTGTATTTTTCCTCTATGCGGTTTTGTTCTTTTCGTCGCCCCATCCCGCAAGGATAACAGATCCAACGATTACTCGATTCCTGGTGCCACCAATGTAAGGTCGTGTTCAGTTGCTGGCATTCAGGACAAATCATATATTGATATTTTACTGAGATTGCTCGGTGTTGTCAATGTTTAAGAGTTGTTGCTTGGCGGCCGTTATGTCCGCTTGGCTGATCTCTGGATGTAGTTGTAGTATCTGGGCATCAGTGTATCCGCCCATTATCATTTCCTGTATGTGTGGTGTCCTGTCCGCCGTGGTGGTGGTCGGATGTTCCATCTCCTGTTCATCATACTCACCGTCGCTCAATAGATCCAATATCTTCTTGTCGATCATTGATTTCACAGGTCCTGTTGAATTAGCGGAATCCCTCTGTGCCACAGCCGCTTTCTGTATGATGTCCATATCCAGGTTCTTGTCTCTGATGTGGAAGGCCTTTGGATACTTGATCTCGCCGTCCCAAGATTGTCC